TCGTTCGGTTGTACCGACAAGAGATATCGGATTTCTTCCGGGCACCCTAGAAGAAAAAATTGCAGTATATGAACAACCATATCAGTCATTATGTTCTGAATTGTTCCATTTAAAAAACGCTTATTCTGAATTAAAGAAAAGAGGATTCGTAGATTTTTCAACAACTTCATTCCTTCGTGGTTTAACTTTCCATAACACAACAATTGTTGTTGATGAATGTCAGAATTTAAATTTTTCAGAATTAGATACAATCATGACACGATGTGGAGATGGATGTAGAATTATATTTTGTGGAGATTTTAGACAAACCGATTTGAATAAGCACGATGAACGTGAAGGTCTTACCAAATTTATGAATATAGTGAATTCTATGAAGAGTTTTCAATTTGTAGAATTCACTAGAGAAGATATTTGTCGATCTGAACTTGTGAAAGAATATATTAATGCAAAACTTGATTTCAACATACTTTAAACATGATCTTGTTTCTCTTCCAGAGATTAAAGCGACTCAAACTGAACAGGGAAGATTTTATCTTGGATCCGGTGGACAGAAATATGCATCGGTAACAACTGTTCTTGGTCGAAGAAAAGAAAAGAGAAAATCTCTGGCTGAGTGGCGCTCGCGCGTAGGAAACGAAAACGCCAACAAGATTTCTGGAAGGGCATCTAGACGAGGAACGTCTGTTCATAAATTAGTCGAACGATTCGTTATGAACGAGGAGATAGATCCACGTAAAGAAATGCCACTAAATATTGAAATGTTTAGATCTCTTGAACCAATTATAACAGAAAATTTGAAACTTGTTCGAGCAGTAGAAATCGGACTGATATCGGACACACTGAGACTGGCAGGAAGAACAGATGTAATCGGAACATGGAAAGAATCTAATGCAGTAATCGATATTAAAACTTCTACTCGCGTTAAAGATGAATCATATATACTTGATTACTTTTTACAGTGTACAGCATATGCAATAATGTTCGAAGAAGCTACTGGTATCAAAACTGATGATATTGTTATTGCAATAGCTGTAGAAGATGATGAGCCGCAAATTTTTGAGAAAAAACGGGAGGAATATGAGCCAATTCTAATGGATTTTTTGAAAGAATATAATAAATAGATTACTTGTCAACGAATCTATTGTTTGAGCGTTATATATAGTTGACATTCGTCTTTTAATATAATCACTATGGAGTTGCCTATGAAATCAATTTTCGCATTTCTAATCACTGTGTTTGCTTTGCAAGTTATCGCTGCAGATGCTCCAAAAGTAGAAGCAAAGAAAGATGCTCCAAAAGTAGAAGCAAAGAAAGATGCTCCAAAAGTAGAAGCAAAGAAAGATGCTCCAAAAGTAGAAGCAAAGAAGTAATTTATATAATATTCCAGTCAGCACTGTGGACAAGACAAGACTAGAACAAAGTTCGAATCCAAACTGGAATTTGATATTGCTGTATGAAGTGAAGTAAAAGTTGTTCTGGACGCGGGGGCAGTACCCGCCCAGTCCACCATAAATTACATTGGCACGAAAGTGTTAAGAGCTGAATTGTATCAGACACTCAATGTAATTTATAATGGGCTGGAAATAGTTTCGACAGGGCATACGAGTAGCGGAACAGACAGCACGTCAGGCGATCGACGTAAATGAAGCAAAACTCTAAATGCAAACGACGCATTTTACAATGAAGATCTTCGCCTAGCGGCGTAAACTTCACGAGGATTTGCAGATTGTTCCTTGTCATCAAAACAATCTGCTTTTCATTTAGCATTCCCAATCATATAGAAGACAGGTCTGATTTTGTCCAAAGAAGAGGAGGAAAAACAATATGAAATATTTGATCGCGTTTTTAGTAGGTGTTGTTTTCGCAGTATCTGCAGTATCGGCACAAGAAACTTTTACTGAAATAAACTCTAAACATATAGAGTGCATGGCCAAGGCAATATATTTTGAGTCAAGAAATGAACCACTGGCTGGACAACTAGCTGTAGGTCTTGTTGTAAAGAATAGATCTATGAGCGATATATTTCCGAAGGATATATGTTCAGTTGTTTATGAAGGCGTTCATGATGCGAGAGGTATACCAATTGTAAATCAATGTCAATTCTCATGGTATTGTGATGGCTTACAGAAAAAAAAATTAGATATGGTGCATTGGGAGCGTGCATTATCTTTGGCTAAAGTAATTTTGATGGGTAAGATTTTCGATTTTACTGAAGGTGCATTATTTTTTCATAGTATATCTATAAATCCAAGATGGAATTTAAAAAGAATTGGATCGATAGGTAATCATATTTTTTACAAGAGAATTTAAATGCCTTGACAATTAACTCAAAATAGTATATTATGACTATAATAATAACAATGGAGTAGAGTTCTATGGAAAAATCTAAAGAACTTAGTGAATTGAATTTTATCACACAAGAAAAATTTCTTGATCTAGTTGAGAAATATGTTAAGACAAAAAATATTTCTTATATGGAAGCGATCGTATACGTTTGTGAAGAAATTAAATTAGAATATGAAAGTGTTCCTAAATTGATCAATATCAAAATGAAACGATTGATCAAGAACGAAGCACTATCCAATAACATGTTGAAGAAGAAAAAATCAGCGAGATTACCAATTTAATCATGGAAGGCAAAAAAGCATATACCAGATATCTTGCGTTGAAGCTACACTTCACGACAGACTATGATTATTTTCGTTATGGTGGAAAGACTCGCGCAATGACGAATGAATCTTTCGAAAAAAGAAAAGACACATTCTTTTTTCGAAAAATAGAAAGACGATACAACGACCAAGAATTGACAGATTTTTTCGTTTCTAATTTTGTCGACAATAATAAAACAAAATGGATCGGAGAATTATCAAATATCGATGCCGAAAAAACTTACGCGAATTGGAAGAAAAGAATTCAATCATTTTCGTATATGTTTGAACAGGATTTGTTGATTGCGAAAGACAAACTTCATACAGCTAATCCTGCAGAACTTTGGGAATCCGTAGCGGGCGCGCATCCAGAAATTCTGAAATTATATCTTGGTAAAAAAATAAGTATTGAAACACTTATTGGATCAAACATTGTTTTAAATTATCTACCAAAATGGGATCGTGAAATAAAGGACTCCATTATCTGGCCAGATGTAAGTAAATCGATTTGTAAATATAGCCCATTCATACATATGAATAAGATTGATCTGACAAAAATAATTAAGAAAGTTTTTCTATAAGGAGAATTTGTTATGAAGTGTATTATAATTTTCATCCTACTCGTATCGAATGTATTTGCAAAGGACTTTGATCCTACAGAAAAATCCACTCAAGTTATCATTCCTTTTACACCCGGTGGAAGCATTGACATAAATTTTAAATATATACAACGATATGCTGCCCAACAAAAAATTAACTTAATTCCTGTATATCGACCTGGCGCCGAAGGTGTTATTGGATTGAATAAACTTGTTGATGCGTGTATTGATGGATACTGCCTTGGATTTACCAATTTAAGTTCAGTTGCGATGCATAGATTACACGAGCCGATATCATCAAAGAATATTCAGATTATAACAAATGTAAACTATACCACTGTGAGTGTTGTTACTCACAACAACAGCAAAATTTTTTCAATTAACGATTTAATTCGCGATGTAAAAAATGGAAGAGTTATAAGGGCAGGACAAGGATCTCCCATGAATCGCATCACAATTGAACAATTGTTCTCATCAATTAATAGCTCGACTGAGAAAATAATAGTTCCTTACAAAGGAGGCGCGCCTTCGATAATTGATCTTGTTGGAGAACAAATTGATATAGTTGTGGTTCCGTTTATAGTGGCAAAACCATATGTCGATTCTGGACGTTTAAAGTTGCTTATGTTGACTAGCCATGTTAAATTTAAAGAATATAAAACAGATTATGTATTTGATATATTTCCAACTTGGGAAAATTACGCGGCCAGCACAATCCTTGTAAATTCAAATGTCGATAAAAAAGCTCTTGCATTTTGGAACACTTTTTTTAAACAATATCTTAACGAAATTACAACGGAAGTACAAGATTTAACAGATCTCAGTTCCACTGCAAAATTTGGTGAGGTTAAGGCAGTCGAAAAACTAATTCAAAGAATAATCAAAAAGCTATAATTAAAACAGGAGAATTTCGTGACTAAATAATAATGTAGTACATGGTAGTTAGTGGTTAAGAAAACATACTTCGAATCATACTCAAAATACAAGGAATACTATATGGCAGAATCATTTGCATCACTGAAACGCTCGCGCGATACTTCAATGGATCGCCTCACCAAAGAACTTGATAAGTTCTCCAACACAACCAAAAAGAACGAAGATGATCGCTTCTGGAAAGCAGAAGTAGATAAGAGTGGAAACGGCTACGCAGTTATCCGCTTTCTTCCCGCACCTCAAGGCGAAGATCTTCCGTGGGTCCGTTTGTGGAATCATGGCTTTCAAGGCCCAGGCGGTTGGTATATTGAAAACTCATTAACGACTCTTGATGAGAAAGATCCTGCTGGCGAGTTGAATAGTAAGTTGTGGAACAGCGGAAATGAGAAAGATAAAGAAACTGCTCGCAAACAAAAGCGTCGGTTGAATTACATTTCTAATATTTACGTTGTGAAGGACCCAGCACATCCTGAAACAGAAGGAAAGGTATTTCTCTATAAATTTGGCAAAAAGATTTTCGACAAACTCAATGAGAAAATGAATCCAGAGTTTGAGGATGAGAAAGCAATCAATCCATTTGATCTGTGGAATGGTGCGAACTTCAAGTTGAAGATTCGTAATGTTGAAGGCTATCGCAATTACGACAAATCGGAATTTGATGATGTAAGTCCATTGGCCGAAGAAGATGAACTCGAAAAGATTTGGAAGTCTGAGCATTCACTTT